AATTTAACGGGATTAGAGCTTGATGTACTTGGATTAATTATAGAAGGTTACACTAATAAACAAATAGCTGAAAAGATATTATATTCACCTTCTCTTGTCAATAAAAAAGTTAGTGAATTACTAAAAAGATTTAAAGTATCGAACAGAACACAGTTAGCAATAATGTTTAAAAACTATGACAAGATTAACACTTGACTTTTAAAAAATTTCCGCCTTTATAATATAAATGGAGAGTGTAATGAGTGGGTTTGCGCAAGATAGAAATAAATGGTTTCTGCTTGATATAACAAACAAAGATATTAAATTTTTATACGGCATATTTTTTAATAATGAGTTTTTAGGTACAAATTGCCCAGATTTCCACTATAGAGACAAGCATAATATCTACTATCTTGACGATATAGCAATTTCAGACTATAGAGCCTTACAAAAAAAATATCAAGTTAATTTTGAAGAGCAGAGAGCTTTTAGGAGAGATACTTCATTTTTAAAAAATAAAAAGACTTATGATGTGTAAATTCACCTTATCCGTGGGAAGTGGTTAAACGGTTAACTTTGCTCTCTTTTTCTTTTATTGACTGCTAGTTTAAGTAAAAACATCGGACAGATAAACCGAAGATCCCACAAAGGGGCAGTCATCTTTTTTTTAAATTAATTGATTGTTTTAATAAAAATAGAGGGTGTTATGGAAAAGCTTTTACGGCGTGTTAATGATGACATAGAAGTTCAAAAATATAATGATTTTACTCAGGAATATCTTAGAATTATCGGTTTTAAGCCAACAGAAAATAATATATTGACGGTTAAAAATATCTACAAAACATCAGACGATCTGCTAAAAGCTATATTAAGCCTTGATGAAGTTTGCAAAGAACATGTTTACAGAAAAGTTAAGGAAAAACCCAAAATAGAATGGAGTGATAGCTGGTTTGATGAATAAATACAATATTATCTATGCAGATCCACCATGGAAATATAACTCAAGAGCAAATCATAAAACAAGATTTAGAGGTGGTGCATGTGGCCATTATGACTTAATGACAATGGATGAAATAAAAGCTCTTCCGGTACCTCAAATAGCAGATGATAATTGCGCTTTATTTATGTGGTGCACCTTTCCGTATCTTGATGAACAAATAAAACTTTTTAAGCATTGGGGTTTTGATTATAAAACGATTGGTTTTATCTGGATAAAAACTAATTCTAGAAATAATAAACCGTTTTTTGGGGTTGGTTATTATTCAAAGTCAAATTCAGAGCCATGTTTATTAGGTATAAAAGGGAAGATGAAACCGATAAGTAATAAAATTTCCTCTGTTATTATATCACCTCGACAAGAACATAGTAAAAAACCTGACGAGGTAAGGGATAAGATAGTTCAATTATTTGGAGATATTCCAAGGATAGAACTATTTGCAAGAAACAAAACGGACGGCTGGCATGTTTTTGGAAATGAAGTTGATTCAGATATTACTTTAATAAGTTAAGAAAGGATAAATATGAGGGTAAAGTGTGATTATTGCGGTATAGAGTTTAGTAAGAAGCTTTCCAGGGTTAAAAGAAGTAAAAATCATTTTTGCAATAGAGAATGTTATGATAAATTTAAAGAGGGCAAATATCCTACTAATATCAAAATAATTCCTAAAGAAAATATGACAATTACCCAGCCTAAAATTCTTTATTTCGACATTGAAACAACTAATTTAGGAGCTGATTTTGGTGAGATGCTTATGTATGCTTATTGTTGGCATAATGAACCAGAAAATGTAAAAGTTGTTAGTGTTCTTGATTATGAAAAGAGCTTTGAGTTACCCATAGAACAGAGAGATAAATATTTATTACCCGGTTTAATTAATTTAATTAACGAAGCTGATGAGGTAGTAGCTCATTACGGCAGTAAATTTGATTGTAGGTTTGTTCAAACAAGGGCAATTATTAACGATATCCCAATAGCTGACGTTAGATGGTCAAAAATATTTGATACTTGTATAACAGCGAGAAAACAGCTTAAATTTCAAAGCAATAGACTTGATAATATTGCCGAAGCGTTAGGGATGGAGAGAAAATCACACCTAAGTAAAAAGATATGGCGCAGGGCTAATGCTTATGATATTGATGCAATTATTGAAATGATTGATTATTGTAAACAAGATGTCGTTGTATTGTATCAAATAGCACAGAAAATAAGACCTGTAACAAAACATCTTACAAGTATGAAAATATTAACAGATTCAGAAAAAATGATTTGTTATTGTTGTGGAAGTGAAAAACTTATTTCAAAAGATTTTTATCTAACTAAAACGAATAAATATACCCGCTATCAATGCGGTAAGTGTGGCGAATGGCAAAGAAGTAGTAAACCCTTAAAAACACAAGCGAGAGGACAATGTACTAATGTATGCAGAATATGATGATGATAAAGAGCTTAATATTAAAATCAGTCCTGATGATATTTGTTTTTGTTGTGCATTTAAAGACGACTGCCCACTTATTGGTGCATTAATTAATGGCTTAGTAGTTCCAACTTATAATGATTTAAATATACAAAGATGTGGTCTTTATTGCCCAGAGATAGAAGAAGATAGCCTGTTTATTGAATCATTTTTAGACAGGGTAAGAGTAGCTTTGAGAATTTTACTAACGGGAGCATATTAATGGAAAAATTAATGGCATTTTTGCGGCTAAATCTTTGCTGTTTAAGATTTTTTTTACTTGGAATGGATTATGTATTTTTCAGAAATAAAGAAGTTGTTGATTGTACCCTTATATGGGATGACAACAAAAAAGAGATTGAAATGGTTTCTTTTATAGAAAAACTTAATTCTAATCAAGAAACATAAAAAACGTTCCATTTTACATAATATATATTATCAGACTATTTCTTATAGAAACGAAGAAAGGAAAAATAAAATGCCGATCGGATATCAGACAATTTATGATGCTGTTTTGGCTGCATTAAAAACAGCTCAGGGGCAAATAATTACAGAGAAAGGTTCTCAAACTGTAACACCTGGGGTTAATAATCTTCTACTTAATAATGATACAGAAGCTATTAATGCCGTTATTGATAATTCATTAAATCATATTGGATTATTTACGGTCAAAGCAGGGATTGAGCCAGGAAGTGGAGAAGATCACACATTAACATTAACGTCTGGAACTTTTGATGGTATAAACAATGTAGCAACTTTCGCAGATATAAACGATGCTCTTGTTATTATTTTTGATATCGCCGGAAATGGAACTATTATAAATAATACCGGAACTGTTGTATTATCCGAAAGTGAGTAAGTTATGGGTAGGAAAAAGGGTATTCCTCGTGGTTTACCACCGGACGAAAAAAGATGTCATGCCCGCTCAAGGGTAAAAATACGAGAAGGTAAAGAAGATACTAGATGCGGCAGGTGGGCATTAAAGGGTAAAAGGGTATGTCATATACACGGTGGTCGAGCCGGCGCACCAAAGGGTAATAAAAACCCGCTTAAAAATCATATTAACGAAAGAATAACGGTTGAAACTATGAATAAAGATGAAAAACAAATATACGATAAAATTCTAAAAGATAGTGGATGTACCGATTTAGATTGTTTTGATAAAAAAAGAATAATTATTGAAAAATGGGCAATTAATTACATCAGGCAAAGAAGAATGTTAAATTCCCTTGATACATTGTCGGAAAAAGATAAACTTTCAGACAAGGATAAAGACAGAGAAATTAGCCTCCATAACGCATTAAATCAAGTTCAGGGCGTAGATATTAGGGCTATAGATTTAATGCATAGAATTGAAAACACCATGACGATTGACAATCAATCGCCTCAAATAATTCATACGGATAATATTAATGATGACAGAATATAAATTTCTTAGAGCGCAAAAGGAATTACTGGAAATACCGCATAATAATAATTTAGATGTTGTATTGTATCAAGGCGGTTTTGGCTCTGGTAAAACCTTTGCTGGCTCATATTTAGGTATTAAGCTGACGCAGAAATATCCAGGAATTAGAGGGCTTGTTGGAGCTTCAACATTTCCAGTTGTTAGGGATACTACGCTGGTTTCTTATTTTGAACATCTTGACAATATGGGGTTTAAAAAAGGTGTCAATTATAATTACAATAAAACAGAAGCCAAGATGCTTTTTAATAATGGTTCTGAGATTCTTTTTAAACATTTTGAAGATGACACAAAACTAAAATCCTTAAACCTTGGCTTTGTTGAAATAGAGGAAATGTCAGATATTCCTGAATCAACTTTTAATATGTTATTAGCCAGGCTCAGACAAGCTGGTATTCCTAGATATAGATTATTTGGCCATACTAATCCAGAAGCAACAAAAGGTTGGATTTATAAAACATTTGTCGAAAATCCAAAATCTAATTTTAGACTTATAATCGCTCCAACGACTGAAAATATTTACTTACCAGATGGTTTTATTGATAACCTGAAAAAAAATTACGATCCTGAATATTTTAAGATTAACGTAATGGGTGAATTTGGTGATTATACCAAAGGTCTTATTACAAAAGGATTTTCAAAAGATAATATCAGAGAAATAGCATATCAAAAAGATTTACCGCTTCATATTTGTTGCGATTTCAACGTGGACCCTATGTGCTGGATCCTTGCGCATAAGACAGATGAAAAAGTATTCTTTTTTGATGAAATTATCCTTGAAAATACAAACACACCAAGTACTATTAACGAATTTTATGCCAGATACCCGGACCATAAAGCAGAAATTATAATTAACGGTGATGCTTCCGGCGATAATAGAAGCTGTAATTCAGAGTTTACTAACTATGTCATTATGAAAAATAAATTAACTCAATTAGGTTACAAGGTTGATATTAGGATAAAAGGGTTTAATCCTCCCGTAAAAAATAGAATTGCCGCCTGGAACGCTAAAATTAAAAATGTCGATGGTAATATTGGAATATTTATTTCTAAAAAATGTAAATGGTTAATTTACAACATAGAAAACCTGAAATATAAGGAGGGTTCATCGATTGTTGATATTCCTTCATGTACTCAAATTAAAAATAGTCGTAGTCTTAAATTTCTAGAGCATCCGTTTGATGCCGCTTCTTATTTAGTAGATTTTTACTGGCCTGTAAAATTAGAGTAAGGAATTTTTTAATATGGTTTTAAATTCAAATAAGCGACCTTCTAACGAGGTCACTGATTATTTAATAGGAAGAATATCTTCAAAGTTTGACAATTGGGATGATGTAAGATTACCGAGTTTAAAGACAATAGAAACGCTTGAAAATGCCATTTACCCCAATAAGGGTACTTCAACATCTAAAATTAAAATGCCTGAAATATATGAAATAAAGGAAACATACAAATCTCACATTTGGCAGTCATGGTTTTCCTCCCTGGATGGAATGTTTGATGTAAAGGGAAGAGGCCGGCAGGATGAACAGTTTGCTCAACAACAAAAAGCGGCTTTAATAGATACTTTTAGAAAAATTAACTTTGTTGAAAAACTCGAAAAAGGTCTTGATAATTGGATTAACAAAGGTGAATTTATTGCTTTTATTAGCTGGAAAACAATAACTAGAAAAAGACGGCAAAAGAACATTAACTATGAAAATATTATCAATCCAGAAACTCAAGAAATAGAGCCGGTAATTAATTCAAGTTTTTCTATTATTGATGATGTTATTTATGATGGTGCGGACCTAACAATAATTGATCCTGAAAACTTTGTTTTTGACCCACACAAGATGGATGATTTTGATACTTGTCCTAAGATATATAAATCCTGGGCAACTTATGAGGATATTGTTGAGAATAAATTATATGAGGGTTTCCTAAATTCCAGGATTAAAGACGATCTTAAAAAACTTGGTACTCCAGGCGATGTTGATAATTATATTGCTGAAAATAAACTACAAGACCAAAGGGAAAAAATAATTAAAGGTGATCAAATAGAATTACTTGAATACTGGGGCGATATAAGGCTGGAAGATGGAACACTTAAGCGTAATCAAGTTGTTACAATAGCAGGAAGATCCCATTTAATCAGAATGGAGGATAACCCATTTATAATAAATCCATTTGTTTTTACTGCATTTATGGAGGATACATCAACCAAAAGGGGTATTAGTCCACTCTATGTAGCCTTACCGCTTAATGAAATATCTACAACTATTCTTAATCTACAACTTGAGGCATTAAAGCTAATTATTAATAAACCTTATCTTGCTCCAAAGGGATCTATAACCGGAAAAATTAACATTAAAGAAGGTTCAATAATTGAATATGATCCGGCTTTAATGCCACGTGAACCAATCCCGCTTGATTTTAAGGACGCCTTAATTGGGTGGGATTTTCTTAAATTCTTTGAGAATAAAATCGAATCGGCTACAGGCATATTTAAATATATGTCAGGTAGCCCATCCGATACAAAAGAAAGGACAGCTACACAATTCCAAGGGGAACGAGCTGCCAGCAATACCAGAATAGCAAAAGAAATAGATTTTCTTGATATTAAAGTAAAAATTCCAATTATTGAAAGAATTGCAGAATTGCAAGCTAATTTTAATTTTGACATCCAAGAGGTCAGAGTTAACAAAGAAAATAATCAAATGGATTTTGTTTTAATCGATGAAACAATAAGACAAGGAAATTATGAGTATATAATTGGGAGTTCATCAGACACCCTTGACAGGAAGGAGGAATTAAAAGAAAGTCTGGATTTACTATTTCAATTTACCAAAAGTCCGGTATCTTCGCAAATCAACTGGGTTGAAGTGTTTAAGTGGGCATTTGAACAATTAGGAGCATCAGAGCCACAGAAATTTATAAATGAAGCTCCACCGCCACAAATGTTGCCGGATAATAATATGTTACAGTCAATGCCGCCAGAAATGGGAGGTATTCAATTACCCGAAGGAATTTAATTTATGGAAGAAAATTTAAACGATTTATCAATACCTACTAATACAGAAACAGACACACCGGAAACCACGCCCGTAGAAACGGACACCGTAGATAACGGATCTGATACTGAGGATGTAGCTGATAATTCAACACAAGGTACAACACCAATAAGACCCGAATATTTGCTTGAGAAATACAAAGATGAAGCTGAACAAGCTAAGGCTTTGCCACATCTGGAAGAATTTCATAAAAAAACTGTAAGCGAAAAAGACAAGGAAATTAACAGCCTTAAATCAGTTTTACAAAAAATGGGTTATGAAGATCCGGTAAAAGCCGAAAGGGCTTATGTAGATGCTGAAATTGACAGTAAGTATAAATCTTTAGAAAAAAAATTAATGAATGAATATTATCCTTACATTCAGGATAAAGATGCAGCATTTAAGGCTTTTGAAACCAATAATCTTGATGCTTTTATTAACGCTTTACACCCTGGCGCATCTGCCGATTTTGGGTATAGAAAAGCAAGGCTTGATATAGCTAAACAACTTGAGGCTGAAAGATACGAACAGGACCAGCAACAACAATTCCATAATAGCAATCTTGAAAGTTTTAAACAGTATGAAGAAACTAATAAAGAATTTCTTACCCAAAGTCCAGCGAGAAAAAAAATATATGAAGAAGTAATTAAATCAAGCGGAATTTTTAATGAAACCGGAATTTCTGAATCATTAAAAAAATTTGAAGATTACCACCAGATGCGACTTAAAGAAGAAAAAGCACAACAGGAGCTACAAAACATGAATAATGACGCTAAACAAAGGATGGGGTCAGCTGCAAACACAAATTCAACCGTTAATGATTCAAATAAAACATTTACACGGGAAGAAATTAAACAAATGGATCTAAAAACATTCGAAAAATACGAAAAACAAATATTTAGCCAGATGGCAAAGGGTCAAATTAAATAGAAAGGAACTTAATTGATGAGGTTAAAAAGATTTATAGCATCCTGGCTTATATTGTTAGCATGCACTATCAATATAGCCTTTGGTGCTGAACGTACTTTAACTAATTTTACCGATTATACAACAAGTAGACCAGATGTAAGCCGTACATTTGATGCTGTTGATACAGCGTTATCGGGTGTAACTGGTACTCCTGGAGCTGGTGTAATAGTTAACTCAATGGTCAATGCCACAGCAGCTATTGATGGAAGTAAATTAGATCTGGATGGGTATATTACCAATGCAATGGTCAATGCCACAGCAGCTATTGAATACAGCAAATTAAACCTAAGTGAAAATATTACAAATTCTGATATTGCGACAGATGCAGGAATAGAGTTTTCAAAATTGGAAGCTTTAACCGATATTGATACATCTGGCAATGTTGTTGATCTTACAATTCCATCCGAGGCCCAAGGCGATATATTATATCGTAATGCCACTGTATGGACAAGGCTTGGTGCTGGAGTATCAGGACAAGCTTTAGTTACATCTGGAGCATCAGCCAATCCATACTGGGGAACTCCTAATGTAGCATCAGCATCCGCATTAACTAATAATGTTACTCTTGAAGCTGGAGCAAATGATTATACACTTGATCTTGGCACTGCATCTGGAGCATATACATTAACGATTCCAGCAGTGGCCGGAAGTAGAACATTCAGCTTTATCGATCAAGCGGAAACATTCTCAGCAGCTAAAACATTTAGTCAAACAGGATTATTATTGCAGGGTGGAGATACTAACACTTTAAATATAAAGGTTAACGAAACCTTAACAGGAGCCAAAACCCTTAATGTAAAGGTTAATGATACAGATAGAACTATTGATCTTTCTGGTGATTTAACTTTAGGCGGTGCGGTTTCATTATCCGGTGCTCTTTCAACAGTTGGTGATGATGCAGTAATATTTAATACAACTGATGCTACAGAAGTAACACTACCTACAGCCGGAACATTAGCAACCTTGACAGGAGAGGAAACCTTTGCTAATAAAACATTTTCAAGCCCTAAAATTGATGATACTGATGCAGGCTTAACAATTACCAGTGCTGATCAGACAAGTGGAAGTGCAATAGCAACCATACCAGATATAACTGATGAAACCGATACATTTGTTATGAATGATACAGCAGCAACTTTAACTAATAAAACTATTGATGCAGATAATAATATTGTAACCAATATTAACGCTAATGAATTAGATTCTACTGCATT